CGTAGTTCAATAAAATGCACCCAACTACGAATAGTACCGTTCATATATAAACGACTTTCCATCAAACCTTCTGGTAATACAGCACGGGCCTGTTCTTTTGCTATGCCCTTATTGATAGCCCAAGTGTAGGCTCTTCTTGCTGCTCGTAAGACTTCTTCCTGTTGTCGAATCCACTCTTCTCTAAGTATGGACTCCTCAATACTTTCTCCAAGTTCAATACTGTTTTGTCTGTTAGTGGTGTCTTGCAAGCGGGCCTCTCTAAGTACGAACGAGAGATCTTTAGTAGGGTCAGCGTATCGCTGGGAGAACTCTTGGAAACTAAAACTTCTGTGTCGTAAGATTTGTCTGGCAATATCTCTTGTGGTTGTGATTTCGAGACAGGCACTGACCATTTCGAGGGGACTCCAGTGTTTGTTTCGTACCAAGTATCGTATAAGTTTTTCGCTTGTTTCTGTATTGAACTGATTGCTGGGATTGCTGACGCGGGCGCAGAAAGCAATGAGGTCCTGCGCATCCTCGATACCGCTGTGTCTAAATTCCTCAGTGGGTTGGCTGTAGGAGACAAGTTTAACATTCATGCTAACCTTTGTTTACGTAAAAATTTGTTAGTTTGTTTGGTTACATCACTTTTAATTTTATCAGTATCCAATTTAAAATTTATACTATCAATTTGACGCTTATAATTTAATACAAGTTCTTGGATATTACGTTCAATTGCCTGCCAATTTTCATCTCTACTTTTAGGTCCAATATCTATATCCCAAACTCTTTTATCTTTAAATTTTACATGTATACTACAAAGATATTTAATAGGCACTACATTGAGACTGACTTCTTCAAATACTTCCGGCCAACTATCAATTACATCTTTATTCAATTTTTTTACCGTCATTTTTTCTTAATAGGAACTAGATCTTCTGCTAATCTGCGTAGTCTAGCTGCTTCTTTGCTAAGTTTATCTGCTTGCCCTCTTAATTTCTTTGCTTTTTCTTCTTTAGGTAATTCATCATTGAATTCAACAGATGAAGCAGGAATTTCATTTACACTAGCAACTTCTCTAATTTCAGTTTGATTTTCCTGAGATTGATTTATTGTTCTAGGATCAGTAATAGCTAAATCATTAACAGATACATTAAGTTGTTGGGCTATAACTACATTAAGTTCGTCTAATGGGATTCTAGTTTGAAAATTAGGAATCATTTCAATTTGGTCTGTGGCAGATTTATATAATTTGCCATTAGCATGTAAACTAGCTAGCATAACACTGCCATCTGGAAAAGTACTTCGAGCTAATACTTCTGCAAACTCGTGTGCGTTTTGACCTGCATTTGATTCAACTAATCTTATTAGTGCATCGTGTTGACTATCTTCTAAACTTTCAGTGGGAATAACTAAACAGTTATTTGATTCACCAGGAAGAGTTCTATATGCTACTAGACATTTTCTTCCGTTACTTATGAATCTCCCAACATGTTTTAAATCAGTCATTTTCTTGTCCTTTATTTGTTGACGCAGTATCTAAGAATCTTGCTAGTTTATTATAAACTCGACCTACTGCCTCCATTTCACTGGCTTTAAAAGAACCCCTACTGTTTGTAATTTCTATGATCTGTCGTAATGCATTTAAGTCATTAATATTAAGATCATCTTGATTCTGGACTTCTGGTTCTTTTTCTGGAATAGATTTGGTTGTTGGTGCCATTTTTATCTCCTTTATTATATGCTATTATATATCTCATTTAAAATAAAGGATTTATAAATCTGAATAACTAAGAAGAAAGAAACTTAATTCTTTTTCATCTTCAAAACCTACCTTAGTTCCATAAAGTAATGTATTAGCACTATCTAAAAATATAGTTTGACCAATATAATATCTACTATTTAGATTTTGAAAAATCCAGTTATCGATTTTAATTGATTGATTAGGTTTGTATGTACTTAAAGTAGTGTAATGAAAGTGGCGGGCTGGAAAATGCACCCGCCTTATTCCTAACAAATTTAATGGATTTGGCTTGCCATACTTCAGAGCCATTACTAAGCAGCCTCTTCCTCATAGTAAGCGTGACTACCAAACGGGGGAACAATACTGGTACTACCGTGTATAATAAACAAGGTATCACAGTATAATTCATCACCCCAACTACCAAAAGGATATCCGTCAGTAAACATGATCAATTTCTTAGGATTGATATCGTTTTCTTTCATATAACTCCAGTTGGCTTCAAAGTCAGTGCCTCCCCCACCTTTGGGTTCATAACTTGTGATATCATCATTATACCCGTCATAGTCCTGCTCGTTATATACTTGGGTATCAAAACTCCATACTTTGATCTTGAAGTCTTTGTACTCTTCCATAATACCCTTGATCTCGCTGAGGAAGTCTTTGATCATAACGTCAGTAATACTGCCGCTAGTATCAATACATACAGCAACATCAATAGTCTCATCATTCTTAAGACCAGGCAGTATAGCACCCATATGCCAGCCTTTACGATTAGGACGCTGGAAACTGTAGTCATTCTTAATCAAACTTTGGATCTGCTGACGTAGCATTTGACGCCAATTGATCTTGGGTTCAGTTAAGTCCTTGATCAAACGAGCCACGCTAGCCGGGGTATTACCCGCACCCGCCGCATTTGCAGCCTGAATAGCAGCCTCACGCACCTCGTCACGGATTTGCTTTAGTTCTTCCTTAGTATATTTAGGACGACTACCGCCGCCTTCTTCTCCATCCTTATCCCAATCAATGTGTTCGTCGAGTAGTTTACCTAATGCCCCAAGTTCTTCATCATCATACTTTTCCATTAGTTCATCATAGATCTGCTCGGCGCTTTTACCATAATGACCAGCATCGTGGAAAATAGGAATCTTAGGAGGTTGTTCGCCAATGCGGTCACGGATCAACTGACCATTTACGCAATAGTCTGCGGCAATATTAAAGACCTTACGATTACGTCCTTCATTACGACTCATATGATCAAATACATTATGGAGAATTTCATGAGCAACTACGAACTCTACATTTTTAGTGGTAAGTTCGTTAAAAAAGTCTCGATTGTAATATAGAGCACGACCATCAGTGGCCGCAGTGGCACACCAATCAGTAGCATCTATGATCTTAAGACGAGTAGCCATATTGCCAAAAAACGGATGGCGTAGTAATAAGCCTACACGGGCAATAATAATCTTGTCAATTACGGGATCTAAACTATGTTGCATCACTTTCTCCTTTGTACAGTCAATATTATAACTGGGGTCTAAGCCCCTGTCAACTACTTGCGCTCAGTTGCCGCGCTAATGTACTTACCAAATTTTGCGTGGAAGTCATCAAAGCATTCAATCTCGTCCGGATCCAACGGAAGTTGATACTGGGTAAGAGCAAGTTTAGTACTCATAATAACCAACTCAGTTTCAAAATTGTCCATAATGAACGTGAAGAAGTTATTGACCTGCTTGTTCCAATTTTTGGCCTTCTTGTCTGCTGAATCTTTCAATTCGTAGCAGAGGCTCACTGCCAAACTGTACATAGCAGAGATCTCTTTGGTCTCCATTTTCTTAACCTTACCGCTAAGGATGTCAGTTGGGTCAGGCATCTTACTGGACACTTTACGATGTGCCATAAACTTGATTGCCAAACCTTCACCAACAGCACCCGAGATAAGATCAGTCAAAGTGCTGTCATCGCAGTCATCATCTTCCAAAAGTTCGCTTACAAAAGTCCAACTACGTGGAGTAGCAAAAGCACGGCTTGAACTCTTAGGATCAAAATCGTAAAGGTCTTTCTTGCTGAAAGTAAGGAAGCCAACTACATCCTTATGGATACGATTTTCGGTAGCCCAAAAACTGTAGTCATCCCAATCCACTTTCATTTCCAAATGGATAAAACGATTAGCCAACGGAGCAGGCATACGATAAGTTACGCCCTTGTCTGCCTCACGATTACCAGCAGCCACAATATAAACATTGTCTGGCAAGCGGTAAGTACCTACACGACGGTTCAAAATAAGTTGATAAGCCGCTGCCTGTACAGCAGGAGGAGCAGAGTTCATCTCATCCAAGAACAGGATGATCTTATCGTGTTGTGCTGCCATGACATCATCAGGCAGTTCGGTAGGAGGAGCCCAAACCATTTTGTTTGAGTTGCTATCAAAATATGGAATACCCTTAATGTCAGTGGGTTCCCAAAGACTAAGACGAACGTCAATAACGTGAGCACCGAGTTCATCACCCAGTTGTTTGACGATGTCTGACTTGCCAATACCTGGGGGGCCCCACAAGAAAAGTGGACGACGCTTGGAAAAGCCTTTTAGGATGCCTTTTTTAGCTGAACGGGGGCCTACGGTACGACTAACAATCTCGGTCATTTTTGCTTCCTTATTAAAGTTGAAGTAGTGTTGCTATGTTCGTATTATTACATAGGTCTACTGTCTAGTCAAGCAAATCTTCTGCCTTTTGTTGTTTTTTCAGCGCCTTCATTAAGCCGTATTTACGGATATCATCGGCAAAAAAGTGTAGTTCAAAAGCCTTTTTTTCCGAAAATACTGTAAGACTCCGTGTGGTCAAGTAGTATGGACAGTCTAAAAATTGATCAAAAAAGATAACTAACTGTGGATTTAACTCTATATCAGCAGTAAATGGAACTTCATATTCTTTTAAATTTAATTCAGAAACTAAGTATTCGTATCCTTTTTCGGTTAATCTTAAACCACCTATATTTTTGGTACGAGTATTTTTAAACCATGTTTTATGGAATATGCGTAATGTAGCCTCATCAAGGCTTTTATTTTGTGTTTGTAGAAATATTTTAGTATATGTTAGGCTATTCATTTTTAATAGTTTGACCGCTAGTTAAAATTACTACAGTGAAGTCTCTACAATTGAATTCAATATTTAATTTTTTTGCAAGATTAACAGCATGTCCTGGATTACTAAATGCAACTTTTTTATATTTAGGACCTGGATAGCTAGTCATGCTGTTAAAACTTTTTAAGTTAAACGGTTTGTTTTTATAAAACACAGCCCAAATAGCCTCTGCTTCTAATATTTGATCAGTTTTAAAGTTTTTTTTACTTGTGTTCTCTAATAATATTTTAGGTTTGGGACGGCTCATATGTATATCCATTTTATATACATATATTTATTATGATTTTTTAAATCCTCCCCCATCTAATTTGATCTCTAATATTTCATTATTAGGATTTTGAATTTTACTTATTAGAGATTCATAATCTTGATTAATCTTAGTAGCCATTTCGGCTATAGTAAGTGCTAATGTTTTAGCTGTTTTTATGTCTAATGAAATAGTTTTTTGTTGTGTTAAGTCTGCATGTTTAACAGTTTCAATAAACTTTTGTACAGGGTATGTATTAATACTATTTGACATTGCACAGTGCTTCCTTAGCTTCTTCTTCAGTTTTGAATGGTCCTGAATAGGGATATCTTTCAACTGTAATAAGTTTTGGGCAAAAACTTCTCACCCAATTCTTAGGAAATTTAATAATATAATGCCCAGCACAGAACAAACTTTTACTTTGATTACTTTTAGTAAACAAAGGTAAACGCTTTCTAATGTTATACATGCTTTTATGTGGTTTCCATTTGGTAGGATACCCATGACAATTGTAACTATCAGTTTTTGATACTGTAGTTTCAATATCTTTAAGAAAGAACTCTTTACCAAATTGTTTTACTATATCACTTCTTCGATTAAAAAACATTTCACCATGTTTAGTACTAAACATATAATGATTACTTTCTTTTTTATGTAATGTTCCTACTCTAACGCCATCTTGTTCTACAATCCAAAGTACACCATCTACTATTGGTTTAGCATGAATATCCATTAAGCCTCCACTGTTTCAGGATAGTTTGCTTGAAATGCTTCACTGTATTGTTGAATATTGTCAGTGATCTTTTTCAAGTCATATAAATTACAAAACTTCATTAAACGTATACCAACTTGTGAGATATTTTTAGGTTTGCTATTCTCATTGATAGTTGCACGTATAATTTCCTTAATGTCATCAGGTTGATATGATAAGTCAATTAATCTGCGATTGCGTTCATAGCAATCTAATACCTTATGTTCTGCACCGTTATGATCTACCCAACGCTGTAACATCATATTGTTCCAAGCGAATCCTTTTTTGTTACGATCATTAAATGCTTCCTCCAGTTTATTCTTACGTACTTTGGGATAGGCACTGAAAACATTGTCAGTGGGATCACCACGCATACACTTTTCAAATAATATCCATTCTGGGTTTGGAATAGTCTTTTCAGTATTAGTCTTTTTATCTATTACTCTTTTGTCCTTTTTATCAAAAATACCTTCGTGAGTAATAGTCTGTTCCATAATACCGTTATATTGGCGTACATTAGGAGCAATAAGTTGATAAAAGTCACTGTCAGTACTAATGATGACATGATCATCATTAGGATGAGTTTGAATAAAGCCAGCAATAAGATCATCAGCCTCAAGATTAGGATGTTGAAGTACTGTGGCATTAGTCTTGGTGATTAGGAAATCCTTAAAAGTGTCAAAGGCTTCCCAAAAAATACGGTCTTCCTCCTGTTCACGTTCACTGGCCGCAGCACGAGCCTCAGCACGATTACGCTTGTAGGGCTCATAATAGTCCTTACGCCAACTACGACCTTCTAAACAGAACACAAGATGACTACCATCAAAGTCATTCCATGCTTTTTTGATACTGTTTAGTGTGATATGGAATGCCATACCCAGTTTAATATCAGCCGAACCATTGATAACATGGCGGCTACGGAAGAATGTATTAGCAGTATCAATTAAAATATAAGTCATTTTACCTCTGAACGACCATTTTGTAGTTTGTTTACGTTAATAAATCCTGAACCTCTGGTAACATCCTGACCTTCTTCGGCTAATATATTGCGTACGATGTCACGAAACCAGCGGTCTACGATTTCCTCTTCTGGATCACCGTCAAACCCGTATCCATTACTCTTTAATTCTACTATAAAATGCTCATTCCAGTCAAGCTCAAAAAAGCCATTTCGAATATTATCCTTATTTATATGTGTATCTAACACACTGACCCAAGGTTCTTTGCGTTGTGTAGCAAGTTCTTTCGGACTTAGTTTGGCTTCCTCCTCTTTGGTTTTGGCTTCTTCAGCAGCCTTTTCGGCACGTTGTCGTTCTTCTTCAGCAGCCCGAGCAATGGAACGTGTTTCTTCAATAGCACGTTCCATTTCTTCAATACCAAATATGCGTTTTAATATTTTTTTCATTGATTAGCCAAATCATGTCCAGGATAAGGATTAGGTCTGATCCATTTAGGAGTTCCTTTTCTGATAGTAACAATACTATTATGAAAACTTACACTAGCAATATCTGCAAAATTCTTTCTTATAAAGTCACTTTCTACAGTAATGAATCCTTGCCAATGATTATGATTAACAACATCAGTAAGTTTTTTGGCAAACTCTAAAAATGTATTACCTAAAAGTAGCCCATTACCCCAATCTAAAAAGTAACTAGTATGTGTATCTTCACACATATAAACACCACCATTTTTAATATACGGCCAAGTTTCAATGAAAGTAAGTATTTGATGTCCTACTTGATGACTACCGTCATCTAAGAACATATCAATGTTACCAATTTGAGGCATTAAGGTTTTCCAAAAATCTGTAGATCCCTGATTCCCTATGATAATTTCTACACCTTCACTTTTATGATTTAAAACATGATCATCAACATCAATACCGATTATACGTGAATCACTACCAAAGTATTTTCGCCACATTTCTAAACTACCACCACCTTGTACACCTACTTCAATAAAGGTTGGCGCTCTACCTCTATATCTTTCAAAATATTCTTCATATACTGGAAAATAGGACAAATACTTGTCACTATGTAGTACAAGATCGTTGACATAAATGTCTAATAAACTTTTCTGCATTAGGTTCCCCATTCGTTCTTGAACAAAGGTACTTGTAGTCTGTCACTGTAACGAAGACCGCACTGCATGGCCAACTCGGCTACACGACGATTGTTCATAGTATATACACTTTCTACCCCACCTACTGGCATAAGATAGATATCTCCTTTGAATCCAGCCTTTCTATATTCTAAACTGGCCTTAAGAGCATCTTCCACATCTACTTCTGTAGCCACTACAAACTTAAGATATACGTGTCCAACTTCTTCATACTCACATACTACACTGGGTAGTATTGCTTCTTCCCATAGTTCACCACTACCTGGAAGTTTAGCACTGACACTGAAAGTAACTTCACGATCTGACCAATCACTCCATTCCGTCAAATATTGTTTGAACTCAGGTGTTAGTTTTTGAGTGCCATTAGTTTCAAAAGTTAGTTGTTTTAAAGGCTGCATGAACGCATGTTCTAATAGGTCAGGATAACTACGTTGCCAACCCAATAAAGGCTCGCCACCTGTAATAACAAGATGTTCTCTGGTCCAACGCTTAAAGGGCAATAAACCTACGATAGTTTCTGCTATGCTGGCACTGTCAAGTACTGGACTAAAGTCTTTAAACCTTGGATCCCAACTGGCATAACTGTCACAGCCTGTGTGTACTAGGGGAAGGTCTTTATATGTTTTAAATT